CCTACTTAACCCATTGATAATAAACGATAATCTCATTTCTTACAAATCTTACAAAACCTCAAAAACCTGTCAAGAAAAAAGTTTCCTTTAAAATCAAAGGGAAACCTTTAAAAATCGTTGAATCGTAAAATCTTATGTTATAGATACATAGATCTGTATTCCTTAATTTTCAGTCCCTGTTTAGCAGGGACGGCTTAAACCACCTTACCACTTGCATTAACTATCTAACGTGAGATTATAACCAACCGATAAGGATCTTATCTTTTAAAAAAGATTTAATCTCTCTTTTGGGAAAGAGATAGGGATTGTTAAGGGAAAGAGAAAACCCTTTGCCCATACCACACTACCTCTTACCCGGATTCAATGCCTCTCAAGCAATCCACGTAACCCAAACAACCAGTTATTGTTAAATAACCTTGACAAAACTGTAAAACTGTGGTATTAACAAGATATGAGTAGTTTAGAGCTTGAACCTCTTGAGATACCATATAACCCTGTAATACGTCCAAAACTATCAACTCATCTTGTTGCAGCCTATCTTAACAAGGGACATAATATGTCAAGCCTTGCAAGGGCTTTAGGACATACAATACAAGGTGTTAGCGATTATGTTAAGCGTCATAAATCCGAGCTTGAACCATTGTTAGAACCGGATAGTTTGGTTAGTATTAGATACAGAGCAAAGGCTATCAATATTCTTGAGTCAATCAATCCTAAGAAAATACCCGATGGACAGAAGGCCATGTCCAGTGGAATTTTACTTGATAAATCAAGGCTTTTAGCAGGTCAAAGCACTGGCAAGTTAGAGTTAGACGCAGTGTTGTTGGGAGTTCACGCAAGGATATTCCGCACTCCTCCACAAGATATGGTAGATACACAAGATGTTGTATGTGTTGGTAATGACACAGATAACAAGGATGATGCAGATAAGCCCTTGATAAATAATGATAACCAGGACTAATAATCATTCTATGTCCGATACTATGTATTATGTCTAATGCTGTATATGGTATGTATAGTAACGTTACGACAAGATATAGTATTAGCGATATGGACATGCCACAAGAGGATATGAGTAGGGGAAAAACATCAAGAGCTATTTAGTATTTGCATTAGGACAGGGGGGTATGTGCACTTTGACGGTGTGAATATAGTTATATCCCCGTTTCATAGGCATATCAAACAAAAAGGGGGTAAGGGCATCCATGCAAAGTATTTCACAAAGACAGCATGATTTTATGAAGAAAGCAGTTCAGGATAAGGAATATGCAAAGAAGAGAGGGATTTCGCAGGAATTAGCTAAGGAGTTTATTGAAGCAGACAGGAAGGCTAATTTATGGGAAAAAGGTGGCGTTGAGAAGAAGAAATAACGTGAAAACCAACCCTATGCGGAAACCGCAAGGGTTGAGTGCTTTGTTAGCTGAGATTTATTGATGGGCAACAAAAAGAAGAAAAGCAAAACATATTACTGTAAATATTGGAATTATTGTGATAGAAAAGAAGATTGTTTTAATGGAGAATATTGTCCTGTAATGGAATATAATCCAGATTTAATTCAAGAACAATTTGATGGCAAAGACCTGCTAAAAGAGGATAAAACCTTTGAGAATATGTTTGATTCTTACAGCTAACAATAGGTAGAGTGGTGGTGGTGGGATTCGATGGATTACGAGAGATTATTTGAGCGGTGGGTGTTAAGTCCTTACGATTTTATAAGTGAGGCGATTATAGAACCTTACAATAAGGCTGTAGGCAAAGAGGTAAAGATAACGACCCAGCAGGTTGCGGGAATTGAGGCAATAAGGGAGTTGGTGGTAGCGAGGCTAAAAAGATTAAATAAGCAGGCAATGACGGAGCGGGAAGTAGAGTTAAACAAGAAACTTGGCGTATCTATAATGGCTGGAAAGGGAATCGGGAAGGACGCTCTTGCGGCATGGATAATAATATGGTTTATGAGTTGTTATCCCTATTGCAAGGTATTATGCACATCGGTATCGGCTGACCAGCTAAACAAGGTGTTATGGAGTGAGATTGGCAAGTGGCTGCAGAATTCACTTGCAAGGAATTGGCTGACATTACAGAATGATAAGTTATTCTGTCATACAATTCCAAAGGATATAATTGGCAAGCGATGGTTTGCATTTCCAAAGACTGCTAATCCAAAGAGCAGTATCACGGAGCAGGTTGAGACATTATCTGGTGTGCATGAGGAATATATGCTGGTAGTAGTAGATGAGGGTTCAGGGATCCCAGACCCTGTGTTTTCTCCACTTGAAAACACCTTAACTCAGCCATGCAACTTTGTTTTTATGATATTAATCCTACAAGGTCTAAAGGGTATGCGGTGGATTCTCAGTATAAGAATAACGAGTATTGGCTTGCTCAGAGATGGAATGTTGAGGACTCTGAACTTGGTGATAAGGAAGTTATAGAACGCACAAAAGAGAAATATGGCATTGATTCCAACCCATATCGTATTTCTATATTAGGATTGCCTCCATTGGTGGATGAGCATACATTAATACCAATGGACTGGATTATGGATGCAGTTGAAAGGGAAATTCAACCATTAGGGGGAGACCCGATTATTAAAGGACTGGACTGCGGGGCTGGCGGAGATAAGAGCGTAATTGTAACGAGGAAGGGCGGAAAGGTTTTCAGTATTAAGAGAATGACAACCCAGGACTCACAGGCATTGATTAATTGGGCTGCAACTGATTTTATGTCTGATAATGGTGATGTTTTACGGGTGGATAATATAGGAATAGGCTGGGCGGTATATGGCGGGTTATTTGATAGGCTTGGGGGTAAAGTAGAAAGCGCTGACAGTAGAAGAACCGCCAATAATCCCGATAAGTTTTATAATAAGCGGGCTGAAATGTATTGGACGTTAAGAGAGAAATTTGAGAAGGGATTAATTTCTATCCCCGATGACCCTGACCTTATAAATGAATTAAGCGTTACGAAAGTAACTTATGAAAAAGGAAAAACCAAGATTATAGAGAAATCTATAATCAAGAAAGAACTCGGGCATAGTCCCGATTCGGCTGATAGTCTTGCTCTTTCCTATTACTATGATGATGATATTTTGTATAGAACGCAACAGGGCAAATCAGGAAGATACTGTCATCAGGAAGGGGCTTATAAACATTATCAGGCAGAGGGTTGGCTTGGGACGTAACTTGACAAGTATGAAGAAATGTGATATAGAAATACTATTAAGGCATTTAAAAGGCGTTGTTGCACTTTTTGAGAGAATTTACAGGAGATTAGATGGCAAGGAAGAAGAAAGTAGGAAAGAAGAAAGTAAAAAAATAGAGTAACTTAATAGGCTCGTTTAACAAAACTACCCTGCAAGTATTCTCGGCGTTTTAAACCCTGAGATGTTTGCAGGGTTTTTTTATTTAATGGAGGTATTGTGGCAAAGGCAAAAAAGGATACTGCAAAGACGCCCGCTAAAAAAGATTCTTTTATGGCTCTTGCAAGAGAGAGATTTACTAAGTTGCAGGTAGCAGAAGCAGAAATCCGCAAGGATGCGATTGAGAACCTGAACTTTGTCTATAATGTTGGAGATGGACATTGGCCTGCTAATATCAGGAGAGAAAGAGAATTAAATTCCCGCCCATGCCTTACTTCAAATAAACTGCGTAAATACGTAGCTCAGGTTGCAAATCGTGAAAGAGATATGCGTATGGCTGGCAAGGTTAGGCCTGTAGATGATAAGGCTGATGTTGAGACAGCTAAAGTGATAGAGGGACTAATCAGGCAGATTGAATACGCAAGCAATGCAAATACTATTTATACCGATGCTGGAGAGAAGGCGATTGCAGGTGGATTCGGGTATTGGCGGATAGTAACGAAGGAAATGGACGATTCTTTTAATCAGGAAGTCTTTATTGAGAAGATAGACAATCAATTTTCTGTTTATCTTGACCCAAGAGGCATGTATGGTTTTGTCAGAGATGCTATGACTAAAAAAGAATTTGAGGAAGCATATCCTGATAAAATGCCGTCTGATTTTGATTTAAGCAGTCAGGGTGAGGAGTATTCCCTATGGTATGAAGACGATAAGGTATTTATTGCTGATTATTATTATAAAGAAAAATACGATAAGACTATTGTTTATATAATAAATAGGGAAACAGGAGACAACAAAATAATAGAATTAACAAAGGAATTAACCCCTGAATTATTGTTTGAGAATGGGTATCAGATTT